GGCAAGGAGTGGGATGGAGGTGATATAGCGTTCCAAGCGAACACATGGCGTAAATGTTATGAGTTGTTGAAGCCTGGAGGTCATTTGATAGCGTTCAGCGGATCACGAACATATCACAGAATGGCCGTTGCTATAGAAGATGCTGGGTTTGAAATCAGAGATCAATGCATTTGGTTGTATGGTAGCGGATTTCCTAAAAGCCATAATATTGGCAGAGAGATAGATAAAAAACAAGGTAATGATAGAGAAGTTGTTGGAGAGGTAAGAGCAGGCAAAAACGCATTAGGTCAAGATAGTGGTTGGAACAAACACAACAACAGAACTCAAATAGAAATTACTAAAGGTAACTCAGACTGGGAGGGTTGGGGTACTGCGTTGAAACCTGCACATGAACCAATGGTGTTGGCAAGAAAGCCTTTGTCAGAGAAGTCGGTAGCAGACAATGTGATGAAGCATGGAACTGGTGCAATTAACATTGATGGGTGTCGGATTGAAGGTCAATCGGAGCTTTCAGACATTGATACTACTGGAGGCAGATGGCCAAGTAACATTATGCATGATGGTAGCGAACAAGTTCAGAGCATTTTTCCAGAAACTTCCAGCACGGAGGTCAGCAGACAACGAACACATAAAGGGATCTGGTCAGCTGGTGAGCTTGCTGAGAGCGAACAACTTATGCCAGCGTATGGCGACCAGGGCAACGCTTCCAGATACTTTTATTGTGCAAAGACATCAAAAGAAGAACGAAACTTTGGGTTGCATGGCTTTAAAAATCAAGTAGCAGTTGGCATGTCGGGCAGGTCAGATGGTAGTCTTGGCTCTATTACTATGAATAAAAATGTTCACCCAACAGTTAAACCAGTTGAGCTGATGCGATACCTTGTTCGCTTGGTTACGCCCAAAGGAGGGCTAGTTCTCGATCCGTTCATGGGTAGTGGATCAACTGGCATGGGTGCCAGAGAGGAGGACTTTAGGTTCGTTGGTATAGAAAAAGAAGAAGAATACTACGAAATCGCCAAAGCTAGGATAAAAAATGTAAAACCTCAGTTAAAATTGTTTGACATATAGGTAGTGAGTGCTTATATATATAGTATAACATTTTAACAAAAGGAGAGTATGTTATGAAACTAGAACTTAAAAATATTAAGTATTTCGCAAGTGGTAGTCAGGAGACTCCATGTTATACTGCAATTGTTTATGTTGATGGCAAAAAGGCTATTTATGTAGGCAATAATGGTCATGGTGGCTGTGATAGCCATCATGTGGTTGATCCATTTACATATAAAGATGTTGAAGAAATCAAGAGTTATTTAGCTAAACAAAGTGGTGATTCATTTGAACCTTTAGATACTTGGTGTCATGAAAAGATGTATGATCATGTAGAGCAAAAGAAACTCAAAAGGGATATGAACACAAAATACATTTGTGTTGATTTCGATAAAAACCAACTTTATGCCTATCCTAAAAAAGTGGCTAATGCCACAGTTTTTCAAAAGCACATGGAGAAAAAGCACCCAAAAGATACTTGTTTAAACTTTTTATCTTTTGATGTTGCTTGGCATATTTTTGAGGGAGTAACTGCTAATGTTTAAAGAAGTTTATACCATGCCAAAGAATTGGATTGACGCATCATTTGATGGTGTGCGTGTCTATCATGCTAAAGATTTAGCTGTTTACATTAATGATGATGACTTTGAGGTGCATAATATGAACATCACAAAGTCTAAATTTTCATTGTTGCTTAATACTAATGATTTTAGTGAGGTAATTAGTTTTGTTAATAGGAGAGCTGCATGATGGATGTTCAGACTTATAACAGATTAGTTAAAGTAGATGTGATGAATAAACAAGATTTATCATCATATAAAGATGGGGTTTTTGATGCCGTTGTTCATGGTATTAGGGACGACAATAAAAATGATTATCATTACAAGCAAGGATATGATTATGGTCTTGGCATTGTCCAAGAGCTTAATATTCAAGGTGCTTGTTTTTTGGAAGGAGAAGAATAATGATGTATGGTGCGTATGGTGCGAATCTAAATATGTCCAATATGGAAGTGCGTTGTCCACAAGCAAAACCTATGATTAGTTTTATGCTTAAGGATTACAAACTTGTATTCAATGGTGTTGCAGACATCATTAAGTGCAAGGGTGCAGAAGTGCCTATTGGCTTATGGAAGATTACAGATGAGTGTGAGAAAGCCTTAGATAAATTCGAGGGTTTTCCATATCTGTATAAAAAAATGTATGTCAAAAATCTTGATATTCCTGGAGCAAAGGGAAAGTGCATGTTCTATGTTATGCGTAGAAAAGGGTATGCCGTTCCTGCGGCTTTTTACTACAACTGTATTGCTCAAGGATATGAAGATTTTGGTTTAGATAAAGACCATTTGTGCTGGGCAGTCCGTGAAGCCGAACAAGCCCAAGAACTTAAAGTAAATCTAGCAAGAAAAGTATCTAAGAATGATGATCTAGAACTTGGTGTCGATTGGGAATACGATTGGGATGGCACTCATGTTCCATTAACAAACAAAGCAAAAAGGAGAATGAATAATGGCTAAAGTTAAAGCTGGTCAGAGTTTAGGTAAAAATATGGTGGCTTTACCCAACAATTGGGGTTTAGCCACAGATGAAATCTTTATGCTTGATGGTTATACCAAAGTTCGCTTTCCAGCTAATGCTTCTGCAATCAAAGAAGGCATTGGATCAGAGCGAATGTGGGTCAAGATCACAGATGGCGACAATCTTAATGGTGTTGGTATCTTGGAAAATGAACCTAATTATAGCGATTTCAAGCTTCATCAAAGAGTTAAATTTGAGGAGAGTGAAGATGGATTTCCACAATTTAAAGAATTTGCCTAAAGTTCGCTGTACAAAGTGCAATGAACAGATTCTGCGTAACCGAGAACTGGTTGTGAATAAACGAACAATCTGTCTTGGTTGTGCAGTCGACATGGGATTAACCCAAAAAATGCGTATTGATATCAACCACAAGCTGAACTGTTATAAAGGTGGTGGGCTTGGCGATGATGAATGTTCGTATTGTTGGGTGCAGACGTATGGTGCTATGCGTGATTTGGGCTACGAACATACTAATTTTGGCTCGTGGTTTAAACGTACCGAACATGACAATGTATTGGTCATTTATGAGTAATTTACTTACCACTTACCAACTTACTTGGTAAGTAAAAATAGAGGGAAGTTTTAAGTCATTGATAATACTGATTAAATTTAAACAACTTACCGAACTTACTTCTTATCATTGCAAGTTAGTTTTTTTGCGTAAGTCATTGATTTTATTGATACTTACCAACTTACCGAACTTCCCCCCCTAAAGGGGGTATATATGGGTGGTAAGTAAACCACCCCATATCCCATATTATTGCGTAACGAAGAGGAGCGAAATGGAAAACCCATTAGAAAAAAAAAGAAGAACTTATTTGAACTTTTTTAAAGAAGGTGTAATCGATGCTTTCAAAAAAGATGTGATTGATAGCACAAAAAAATCATCAGATTATTATAAGCAAGGATACAATTTTGGATTGTATGTCCGTAACGAAGTTAAAGATGAGGTAGAGGTATGCCAAAAGTAGGAGAAGACTTATCTAGGGAGCAAAGGCTTGCTGGTCAGAAAAGGCTTACAGATAAGCAGCAAGCTTTTCTTGATAACTTCATGCACAAAGATATGACGCAGACATCTGCAGCTAGGTCAGCGGGATATGCGAACCCTGGAGTAGATGCTGTTCGCTTGTTGCGTAACCCAGTCGTGCAAGAGCGTTATCAGGAAATGCGAGAAGAGGCTAGGTCTAGGTTCGGTGTAACTGTTGAGAAGTCAGTACGTGATCTGCTGAAGATCAGAAATGAGGCTTGGGAGAGCGGTAAGTTTGGCGAGGCTATCCGTGCTGAAGAACTGCGTTTAAAGGCTACAGGACTGCTTGTAAACAAGGCTCACGTGCTACATGAACAAGCTGATAGCATGACAAGAGAGCAAATACTGGAAAAGCTACAAGAATTTCAATCACTTGCACAGAAACGCATGAAAGTAGCCACAAAGACCCATAAAGACCCACAGACGATAGAACATGATAACGTAAAAACCAAAAGTTAACGCTAACACTTGGTGTGTTCGGTGAGGCGTAGAGGGTCGGGTTTGCCCAGTCGGTGTGTCGGGCTCGGATTCGGACTTCGGATTCGGACTTGTTCGGTGTCGGTGCCCACGCTTCCCCCTTCCATTTGCCGTTTTTTTTTTGTAGTTCGCTTCAGCTTCCAGGCCGTGTGAATAGCGAATTATTGTTCGGTGCAGCGTATACTGGGTGTCCTCAAAGCGAATAATTGTTCGTTCTACGCCCAGCTTCCCAGCTGGGACTTCGGCCTAAACGAATAATTGTTCGGTCTGGTGCCAGAGTGAAGCACACATCTCCTTCAGCCTGACCTCCGTGTCGGCCTTCGGACTTCACAATTGTTCGGTAACTGGCCCAGTACCTGGAGCAGCATGTGCTGACTTACCAGCCGTGCCCAGCATGCGTAGCGAACTATTGTTCGCTTTTCACCCAGCTTGACGCCAGGACGAACCGAACAAAAAAACCCACGCATTAGCGTGGGTCTTGTTGAAATTTGTTTGGGTTGCTTTACATATCTTCAATATCTGTATTAGACATTTGCCACCTCTTTGAAATTATCATCATCTCTATCTTCGCAAAGATATTCAAGATCTTTCCACCTACCTTTTGGTTCAAATAGTCTAGTGTTACCATTGCTATCTTTAACTTCTTCGCCATCTTCATCAACTTTATAAAACTTAATATCGTAAATTAAATAAGACATGTAATTTCCTTTCGTTTTGTTTGTTATATATATAATATAGTCATTCAATGCCGATATGTCAACAAGAAAAAAAATTAATTTAGTGTTTGACATATAGGAACTAAATGCCTATATTAATAGTACAAACAAACGAAACAGAAAAGGAGTCCGTTATGGATGATTTAAGACTTGATATTAATAGCGTTGAGTATTCAACAGAGTTATTAAAAAAACATTTCCCAAAGGGTGCTACTGTGTGGCTCGTCATTAGGCAAGTTTCAAGGTCTGGAATGTATAGGCACATCAGTTGCCATTCTGTGCATGATAGTGAAGTAAGTTGGCTTTCCTACCACGTCGCCAAAGTTCTTAAGTGGACTTACAAAGAGAAGACTCACTCCGTTGGGGTTGGTGGTTGTGGGATGGACATGGGTTTTCACCTTGTCTACACACTTGCAAGCATCCTATACGATGATGGTTATGCACTTAAGCAGAGGTACATTTAAAAATGTTTTGGATGTTCTTAGCAAATGCCATCGGAATGGTTACGATGTTCGGATTTTTCTTTTACTTATTACTAATTACATAGAAAGGGGGATTGTTCGGAAAATCCAGAGCTTCTAGCTCTGGTTTTTTTTGTTCGTTTTTTGGCCCTGCTTCCTCCCTAGCGTCAGCCGAATTATTGTTCGTTTTTCCAACCAGCTGGGCGTAAAAGCGAATAATTGTTCGCTCTCGCTTCCCGGTAGGTTCCTGGCAGCTGGCCAGAAAAGTCGCAGATTTCTGCGATTGTTCGCTCTGTGGCCCAGTTTGTTCCTGGCTTCAGCTGCAGCTACCGGGCTCGGTGCTGAACTATTGTTCGGTCTAGATCCGGGCACCCAGTCTTCTTGCTGCAGCACTTGCTGCACATCTTCCGTGCTCGGAAAGTGAACTATTGTTCGGTGTCGCCCGGATCTACAAGTGGATCGGGCTCGGAGTCGGTGTCGGTGTCGGGCTTCGGAGTCGGTGTTCGGTGTCGGAACGACTGCCCAGCTGCCTCTTTTTCTGTTGTTTTCTGCCGTTTTTCCTGATTTTTGAGCTAAAAATAAGCGAACAGATGTTACTTTTAAGGTATACAATGCCTATATTATTTGATATACTTTGATTCGCAAACATTAAACATTTTTTTGAAAGGAAAAAAACGATGATTAACTTAGCAATAGGAATAGAAAAAGAATTTGATAATTTAGATTATTTTACTTTACGACGTGAGATTCAAGATAATTATCCTCACCTTAACTACTTGAGAATAATAGGCGACGGCAGTTTGCGAAATGGTGGCGAGGTGGTTTTTCCACCTTTAGCATTTAATGCAGAGTCTACATGGTCTATTAATAGCGAGGTTAATGACATAATAATCAGGCTTGGTGGGAGAATCTCGACTCAATGTGGTCAACATGTTCATATAGGTTTAAAACCTATTACTATGGATAGTGAGCAATTCAATATTGAATCAATTGCCAAGTTTAGACAAAATAAGTATTTTCAAGATTCTAATGATCATTTACAATTTGAGGTTATAAAGGATGTTTGTTTTAGATATGCAAAACATCAAGCGATTATAAATTCTGTTGTATCTAGGTCACGACGTGGTTCAAGATATTGTTATGAAATCAATAATAGATTACCTCAAATAGAATCATCAACAAACATCACTCAATTGAAATCTTCTATAGGTGGCAAATTTAATGCTATCAATTTAACTAACATTCATATTTCTAGTAATGGCAAAATCGAGGGAAAAGGCACAATTGAGTTTAGACAACATCAAGGAACTTTATCTACTGAAAAGCTTAGAAATTGGGTCGAGTTTCTAGTTAACTTAATAGACTATTCTAAGAATCATAGATTTACTTTAGTTAATCAAGGTTCAAGATATACTGAAAGATTAACGAATACCATGCCATATGGAACAAAGCTCTATAGAGTGTTTGAAATGTTACAGACTCCTAATGGAGCAACGACTCAAGAGATTATGTCTCAATGTAATATTAACGATGCTAGATCTGTTAGAAGAACAATCAATACAATTAGAAGAAAATTAGGATCTACTCAATCAGTCACAACATTAAACCAAGAGTTTTATGGACATTTAAATGGTTCATCTAATGGTCTATACGATCTTAATGGTTATATAATACCTTTAGAAATAGAGAGAATATCGCAAGGTTCAATACAGTTAAATGATAGCGATGATTGTGTATGGTCTAATATGAGACAAGACCTTAAAACATGGTTTGATAATAGAATGACTAGGTTAAATTAACCTAGTCACTTTTCCTGATTTTAATCGGTGGGGGCGTACCCTATACGCCCCCATTTTTATATTTGACTATTTGGGTAGCCTTGCCTTGAGTTCACCACAAACAGCCCCCAGCTTTTTGAAAAACGGCTGCCAAAAAAATTTTATAAAAAAAATCCTTGACCTTTCGGCACTGAACACCTATACCATAAATTATGAAAAAATACACACTACATGGTTTGGATGGAGAGCATAGTTTGCCTCTGTCTGGAAACCCAACGCAGGTAATTGATCAAATCACTGACAAATCAGAGATGGCATTTAGAACAAGGGAAGATTTACGTAGGACTTATGCGTCTATGGTGTCTGATTGGACTGGTGCTTCTATCAGATTTGGCTCAGATGAGGAATTGATTGAGGATTTGGTTGAAAGTGGCGTGTTAAAGGAGCAAAAATGAAGAAAAATGAAGAAAGTTTCAGCGACTGGAACGGAGAAAAGCTAAAAAAGCATAGAAGCAAGCTAAATCTCAGCCAAATAGACATGGCTAAGAAGATAGGTCTAAGTGAAAGAGGCTACAGATGCTATGAAACTGACAAATATCGCATACCATTGTCTGTAAAGTACGCTGTTTTGTACTGGACAGAGGCGAAAAAGGCTGAAAAAGCCGTAAAAGAGCTCAAAGAATATGACGATGGTATTAAACCTTTAACAAAATATGAAAAAGAGCGTGTTTGGAAACTATGCAACGCTATAGATCACACATTAGGCGAAGCAAACAAGCGTCAAGATGAGCTTTGGGTGTCTAGATTGCTTGATCAGAGCAATCGTGAGATGACAATGCTATTGCAAAAAGCAGTTTAGTGTATTAATATCTCCGAAAGAGCATTATTTTGGAGATTTTTCATGGCGAATGGACCTTTAGGTGGTTTTATGCCGACCCCTGCGTCACCATCACAACCTCCTCAAGTGAAATTAGACACAACTGCGGCAAGTCGTGGTACTTTTAACAATTTTTTAAAGAATATGGGTGGCGTCTCAGCTCCTCCAAGTATGATGGCACCATCTATGGGTGCCATGATGCCCCTTGAAGTGGCACCCGCTATTTCTGATATAGATATATTCAATCCACCAGTTCAGATGATGTTTAATGGTGGTGAGGTTGATGACAGCGACTTTGGTGGTTTTAGTGATTATGGCAGTGTAGATGCTTCTAGTGACAACAATGACAACAATAATTTCAGTTTTTCTGATGACACAGTAGGGGATACATCTGCTGGTGATTTCACAGTTGGTGACACAGAAGACAGATCTGAATCTGATAACTTTCAATCTGCATTAGATAATATCACTTTAGGTTCTGATAACAGCATGTTTTCAAATGATCCTGCTTCCGCCACACTTATGGGATTATCTTATCCATCTGCTCAAAATTTTGGTAGCAGGAACATACCTAATTTAGACGCTAATACAATTAATGCGTTGAAAGCTGAAATTAATAGTAGAAATGAAGTATCTTTAGCAGATAAAGATGAATTTTTTAACAAAGATTTTACTTTGAACGATAAAGGTAAGCAAGAATTAGATAATTTAAACAAGATTGCTTTAAATGAAGTGATAAGTGGTGATGTTCCTGCTTCGAATTACATATCTGTTGATGATAAATCTGGATTACAAGATGCATTAAGCTTAACAAAAAGCCAAGATGAGATAGATCCGTTTGATATACAGCCATCTTATCAAAACTATGGTCTACCAGGTGTAAGTGGTTTGCCAACAGTTCAGACAGCAATGAGAAGTAGCCTTGCTCAACAACAACTTGATGCTCTTAAAGGGTTAGTTGGCGATAAGCAGCCAACAATAGGAGAGCAACTACAACAGAACGTATTGGCAGATAGGGGTAGGGCATTAGGCCCTACGACTTTTGCAGATGATTTGGCAAATTTTAGTGCAAACGTGAGAGGCCAAACGCCAAACGAAAATAGCAGAGTTGGTGATGATCAACTTGCCATAGATGAAGCTGAACGAGCTGCTCAAAGAGAGAGTAAAGTTGGAGATGACTTTCAGATTGCATTAGATCTTGTTGATGCAAGGCAAAAAGCATTAACAGCAAGAGATGCAAATGTAAGAGATATGGATGACATCGACATAGCAACTGCTGGTAGGGCTTCTGATTTTCCAACCTTATCAACTGCACCAGAAGATTTTGAAGAAAACGTAGGCAGAAAGTTTGACGCTGATCGTATGGCAGATATTGAAAGATTATACGGAGAAGATATTGGTCAAACAAAGGCTGGAAGGGGTTCAGACCCTACATTTTTTGAAGGCAAAGGTTTTACTGGCACAGTAGGAGGTTTATTAGACGCAATAGAGAGAAAAACCAGAGAAAACATGGCTAATGAAATAGCATTAGGCAGACCTATGGGATTAGGTGAAACATTTTTTGGTTTTACTGCACCTAATTTACAAACGCAGACTATGAAAGATTACATGTCTAATACTCAGAAAAATATTTTAAATGAGGCAGGTGACTCAGAAACAGTTTCACGTAGATTACCAGAAAATCAATTAATCAGAAACGATAGTGGTCGTGTTATTGGTATAAGAGATGCAAGTGGTAGATTAGTTTCTGGTATGGATCCTAACGCTCCTATGGGCAGTGATGACAATACGCTAGATCCAATCATAAGACCTATAATTCCCGTTGAGGAAGAAGATGATACAGAAGCACCTCCAAATATTATGGGTGCCGCCAATCCTTTTACATCGGGTCAATCACCAGTTTTTGTTGAATCACCTTTTACTACAAACATTGGTGATTTTAGAGGTACTGGATTTGATGCAGGCGATTTGAACGCATTAATTGCACAAATAACAAGACAAAAATTACCAAGGGCTATGGCTAAAGGTGGTGTGGCTGAGTTTGCCAATGGTGGTTTGATACAAGCAGTTGATGAATTCTTATCCACAGGAACATGAACTTAGATTTTGCTGAATATTTAAGCGATGATGAGTTGTCTAAAATAGCTCCCATGCTTGAGCGTTTGAACACGCTTGAAAAACAAAAAGTTAGCCAAGATAAATATTTAGATTTTGTAAAGCGTATATGGCCATCTTTCATTGAGGGTAGGCATCACAAGATATACGCAGAAAAGCTTCAAGCCGTCGCAGATGGTAAGATTAAGCGTTTGATAGTTAACATGCCTCCTAGACATACCAAGTCAGAATTTGCAAGTTACTTATTTCCAGCGTGGCTTATGGGTAGGCGACCTGATCTGAAGATAATACAAGCAACACACACGGCAGAACTTGCGGTAGGTTTTGGTCGTAAGGTTAAGAACCTTATAGATAGTGAAGATTTCAGAGATGTGTTTCCAGATATTAAATTAGCAAGTGATGCGAAGGCATCTGGCAGATGGTCAACAAATGGTGGTGGTGAGTATTACGCTGTTGGTGTGGGTGGTGCGTTAGCTGGTCGTGGTGCAGACTTGCTTATCATTGATGACCCTGTTTCAGAACAAGATGCACTAAGTCCTACGGCTTTGGATAGTATTTATGAATGGTATACATCTGGACCACGACAGAGACTTCAGCCAGGTGGCTCAATTATTATTGTTATGACACGTTGGGGTATTAAGGATCTAACGGCAAGGGTTTTACAAAAACAAGCTCAAGGAGGTGCGGATAAATGGGAAGTGGTAGAATTTCCAGCGATATTTCCAGAGACTGGAAACGTACTCTGGCCAGAGTATTGGAGCAAAGAAGAATTAGAAGGCGTGAAAGCCTCGATTCCCGTAGGAAAGTGGAACGCACAGTACATGCAAAATCCGACGGCAGAAGAAGGAGCGATAATCAAGAGGGAATGGTGGAACATTTGGAATCGTGATGATCCTCCCGCTTGTTCGTATATCATACAATCATATGATACGGCTTTTACAAAGAATGAGCGTTCTGACTTTAGTGCTATAACCACTTGGGGTATCTTTACGCCAGTTGAGGGTGAGGGTGATGCTATCATCTTGCTTGATGCAGAAAAGGGTAGATGGGACTTTCCAGAACTCAAGCAGAAAGCAATGGAGTTATGTGAGGCTTATGACCCCGACATGATACTCATTGAACAAAAAGCTAGTGGTACGCCTTTAACACAAGAGTTAAGACGTATGGGCGTTCCAGTTACACCATTTACGCCAAGCAAAGGTTCTGATAAATTTGCACGTATGAATGCATGTGCACCAGTCTTTGAGAGTGGCATGGTGTACAGACCTGATGCTAATTTTGCAGAGGAGGTTGTTGAAGAATGTGCTAGTTTTCCAAATGTCGACCATGATGACTTGGCA